GGTCCGTTTGGAATACCAAAATTAAAGGTTGCCGCAGAAGAAGTTCCGCTGTTCGTAACAGTTGCCGCAGACCCAGCAGCCAAAGTTGTTGTAGTCCCAACTGCAATAGTTGCAGCCGTTCCGGTAGGCCCTGTAGGGCCTGTGGGTCCAGTAGGGCCGGTAGGTCCAGAAACCCCCGCAGCCCAAGTTCCATCCCCACGCCAGAATGTAGAGGCCGAAGCGCTTGTACCGCTGTTAAGGTTAGTAACAGGCAAGTTACCACTGACGTGGGTAGACAAACCAATTTTGCCCCAGCTAGGAGCAACGCCAACACCACCAGAAATTAATGCGTTACCCGTGGCTACATCAGCCAGCTTTGATAGCGCAGTGGTTGTAGAGGCATAAAGAATGTCGCCAACAGCGTAGCTAGACTGGCCCGTACCGCCTGAAGTAGCAACAAGCGTTGAAGACAGTCCTGCCGCAGTCCCGGTTGTATTCTGGTTCAGGGTAGGGATGTCGGCTGCAACAACCGCACGGAAGGTGGGCACGCCCGCAGTACCATTGGGCGCAGCAAGAAAATAATTGGCCGTTTTGCTGGCGTATGGGTTCTGGGTATCGCCGTACCCAGAAGCAAGGCTCATGGTCACTGAACCAGTAGACGCGCTGGCCGTAACAGGCGACGTACCTGCCATGGAGGTTACGCCTGCGTTTGCAATCGAGATGGAACCGGCGCCGTTGGTGATGGTTACACCCGTACCTTGCGTCAGCGTGGCCTTGGTAAGTGTGCCGCCAGTAGTATTACCGATTAACAGTTGTCCGTTGGTGTACGTTGTTTGGCCAGTGCCCCCAGCCGCAACAGGAAGCGTTCCAGCCGCCAAAGCAGAAGCGCTGGTTGAATACAACGCATTGTTAGCCGCAGCAAACGTGGTCAGGCCAGTACCGCCATAAGCCGAAGAGATCGTGCCGCCGTTCCACGTACCGTTTGTAATAACGGTAGAACCAAGATTTAAGGCGTTAGTACCCCAGGTGACGTTTTCAGGAATGTATGCGTGTACGTCCCATGTCCCGCCTGTGGTGGAGTTATCGAGCAATGCAATACCTGCTGCGCCCCCCGCTGCTACCGTTCCAATAGTTGCGCTTGCGTAATCGGTAATAGTCAGCGTACCAGTTGCGTTATTGTTGAACTGGAACGTTGTGGTATCGGTTAGGGTTGTGGCGTCTGGCAGTCGGTACGTTTGTCCGCCAGTACCAGTAAGAGTCTGGTTAAACTGAGACGCCGCCGTTAATATAGTTGTGCCACCAGCGGCTGTCACCGCTTGTGTGCCTTGGCTAAGGCGGTTAACCGTGATGTTCTGATTGCTGTCCCGCAGTACCACCGAGTTGGCCCCGGAAGACGTGGTGACTCCTGTACCACCATACGCCACACCGACGGTTGAGCCTTGCCATGTGCCGGAAGCAATAGTGCCCAACGCAGAGACATTGCCGCTTGCATCCAGGTTAACCGAACGCCCAGACGGATACGTAACAAATATATTGACTGCGCCCGAAAAAGTAACCGCGCTACCAGAGTTACTGGAGGCGTAGACCGTGGTTCTAGTTAGCGTTGGCCCTGTGGTGGAGTACGTGCCAAGACCAACTTCCCAGTTACCCGAGCCATCGGTGGCCGAGTAAAACGTTGTGTTAGTGTTGCCAATAACAGCAAACGACTGGAAGCCAGTCACTGCTCCCGTAAGTGTAAAACTTACAGTAGTATTTGCCGTGCCAGTTTCTTGGACACGGTTAGCTAAAACCAGAGCCATTTACGACTCCTTATCAGGAGGTTGCGGTCGTGCTGTAGGTAACGCTAACGGTGTCGCCTGCGGTTGTAATCTTGGCCGTAGTAAAAGCGCCAGCGCTATACAGCGTACCAGCGGTACTGCTTTGCGTGCTAACTGCGCCGGAACCCGTTACCAAGAAACAACCGCCAACCGTACCACCCGCGCCCGTGATGGTGTAGGTGATAGCTGAAGCAGCCTTAGTGGTTACGTTGGAAGGGGTCGTACCGCTTGAACTTGCTGCGGAAAACGATGCCGTGCCACGCACTGCGGAACCACCAACCGTGTAGTTGATAAACTCAGTCCAACCGCCGTGAGAAGTCATGGTGTCAGACGCCGCAAAGGTCGGGCTTGAACCGGAAATCAAACCCAGGAATGGGCCGACCGTGGTGTACGAAGTGCCAGACAAAAGAGTGTCCAACATCAACTCTTTACCAACCGCGTTAACCAAGTTGGGAAATTCTTCTTCCCACTTGATGTTGCCGTCAACATCGCGACACACTACATGGTAGCGACCTTCCATACCCATGGTCTCAGAGCCAACAACGTTAGATTGCATCGTCACTTCTGCATGGTCACCAAAATTTGAAAGCTCTTTTTGCATGATCGCTCCTTATATAAGCCGAATAAGTGCAGAGGTGCTGCTATTCGCAGGCATTTGCACGGTGAAAGTTACGACTGAAGTTTTGTCTGAACCAAAGTCCAGAACGCACACTGCACCGTTATCGCCTGGAGTATAGATTAAAGCACCGCGTGCCGTAATAGCTCCAGTCCATACGGGGGAAGAAAAGTTAATATACGTCGTGCTGCCCGCGCCGTTTCCTGTTGAACTGACTGTGGCAGTAACGACCTGACCTCCCGCAACATAGTTGCCGCCTGATGCTTCGCCAGTCGTTGTGTACGCCGTAGTTTCAGCGTTCAATGCCGCTGCGTTGGTGTACAACGCCAGATAGAACGTATCAGAGGCAAAGTTAATCGTGCCGTTTGCCAGCCCAGAGCGCAACGTGTTGCAAGAGTAATTGCCTGTGAACGCCATTACTGAACCCCGTTATTCTGGGGCAGCGGCATAACCCGTGCCTGCCCACTACGGTACGCATCGCTACGCTCTAGGCCATCGCCCAGACGTTTAGCAAGAGCCAGCGCCTCCATGTACTTTTGGTTGTACAGAGCAATCAGGTCTTGTTCACCCTTCATGAATGTGTACGCTTCAACCAGACAGCCATACAACAGCACTGTGTCAAAGTTGTCACCCAGCCAAGTAGTACTGGCAGTAACAATAGACTGTGGGTAATAGTAATAGTGTAGCTCTACGCTGTAACCCGAATCTGGAGTCGGACCAAGAATGAACGACAGCTCGTTAGAAATTACCCCGGTATTAACCGTGGGGCCAAACAGTGCGTAGTACTTTGGCACCCCTGTATCGGTCGTAGGATTGGGGTACGCCTGACGAATAAAGTTTACATCTTTGTTTAGTAGATACTCGTAAGAGCCATCAGTGTTAATGACAGCCATTGAATACACCGCTAAAAAGTCGTCAGGACACGACAAGTATTTATTTGAGGTACTAACGGAACCCGTCACGTTTTTACGCAATGACGGGAACTGAACTGAGTTATAGATGCGTTGCTCAGCCTGCTCGATGAAACGATTTATCTGTTGTGTAGACGAAATCGCTGTCCCATCAGCAAGATACGTATCAGGAAATTGGTTTTCCGTATACGTTTGAATGGCTGTAACAAGCTCTGAATAGTTCATGAGTTACCTCAAGCCATTGGCCCGCGAGCCATCACGCCTTTGGTTGCGCAGCCAGTGCCACGGATTTTGATGCCATCAGTCTTGACGGGCTTGACGTTGCCCTTGCTGACCATGCCAGCAGACGGATTCAGCTCGTTGATTGCTTCCCGGGGAGAAGTCACAGGCAACGGCGCTTTCACCTGTTTACCAGTCATGGTATGCGGACCAGCGTACACAGAAGCGGGACCCACCTCTTTGCCGCCTTTTTTCATGCTGTATTTAGCCATATTAACCTCCACGTGAGGAGCCGCGCTGATTCATGGCACGGGCCATGTTGCGACCATATTTACGCATGGCTTCGCCGGTCACGCCGCCCTTAGCCATTTTGTGCATGCGCTTCTCATGCGACTTCACTTCTTTGTCGGCAATAGCCTTGACCTGCTTTTTGTCCATCATCGACTCCTTATGTCGTTACAACCGTAACTGTACCCAAACTTATGGTTAAAACCAAGTTGTTTGGCGT